AATTCTTTTTGAGAATCTTCACGTCCATCATCAATCTCTTTGTGATTCGTAGCATCGCTATGAAAATCAATATACTTAAAAACAGTGCCGTTATTCACGTAGTTCTTCATAATCTTAGGGAACATACGAAGAACACGGGTGCTGTCTTTGGTATTCAAAACATCAGCACCAAATCCTTTTCCCGCAATATGAGACTCAGCTTCATCACGGTCAAAAGAGTTGATGATACCACGACGAGCAAAATCTTTTGAAACAGTCTGAGCAATACCGTTGACTTGATCATTAGAAAGATTCAAGTCAAGACTATGAACCCAACGGGAAACTGCTTTCTTGCTACGGTCAGGGCGGGTTTCAAAACGTTTGCGACCAAGTTCGGCAAGTTCGTCTTTGGTAATAACCTTTGCACCATCACCACCATTAGCAGCAGCACGAAAATCATCGATGTAATCTTGCTTAGTTACTTGGAACTCAGTTTTAGTGGACTCATCAATCTCATACTCAGCAAAGATCCACTCTTCATATCCATTAAGAGCAAGGTTCTTAAATCGATTAAATCCGTTCAACAGATTGTCATCTGGAAAGATTGATGGTGTAAGTTTAGAAGTATTAAGACCTTTTTCAAGGGAAGTTTTTAGGACATCGTTTGCACCAGTGCCACCAATACGAACAGTGTTGTCACTGTTTCCATCAGCATCCTTGGTGTTGACCTGATCAAGACGACGCCAAACATATCGCACAAATTTCCATCCAGCAACAACCAGAGGTTCTGGAAGTGCTGCTTCTACTTGTTTCCTAATGTTGGCGGGCACGCCTTTCTTGGGAATTTTGATAAACATTTTAGTTTTAGAGGGGTTGTAAAGCCGTCAGGCTTGTTTACCTCCATATTATAAGGGAAAACCCCAAGAGTGTCAAGCACATCCTGGGGTTCGGGTTTCCGACTTTTGTAGAGACCGCACGAAAGGAGTCTCAGTAGTATTTATTGACTTTCTTCTTGAGGTTTAGTTTTCTTACCAATGTTGTACTTTTGTTCCAAAATCCAATCCCCCTTATCCTTATAAGAAAGAACCTTGATTTGATTGAGAGGTGCAATGTCTGCAACAGAATCTTCTTTTACCACTGAGATAAGTCCCCAGTCAGAAAGAAGACGTGTGATACGGTTACGTCTCTGAACATCATTCACAGTCAGATTTGCGTGCTTCCCATCAAGGGCAAACAACTCCTTAAAATGCACGATGAAGTATCTTCCTTGCTTATGGAGAATATGGCAAGACTGATAGAGTTTCTTTTCCTTACGTGAGGCAACACCAATTCTGGTCAGTGTCTCACGAACTTTTAAGAAGTCATCGGGTTCACTAAGAAGCACTTCCACCATTTGGTCCTGAGACCACTCAACTGTAGGTTCCACAGTAGTCATTTCATTCCTCCAACATCAAGTCGTTGTTTAATAAAGTTAATCTGTTCGTTTGTCAGAATTTTCAGAGCCTGAGATGCCTTCTCATTACTATAACCATAGTATTGTTTGACACATTCTAAATCTTGGACTTTATCCTTTCGGAGCCAAGGAGAGAACCTCTTCCGTTTCCTCAGACTATTTAGATAGAACGAATATTGCATATCTTTATCAAGAAAGTTATACTTATTCATTTCATTTACATACATCACACAATCCATATGACCCGAGAGACAACGATTGATAATATAAGGAGGATATTCTTTAATGTGTTCTGATAGATCTTCTTTGTTGAAGTTGATTGAGTTAAGCCAGTCCTTCAATTCCATAATTAAAAAGTAAAAGTTCCTTACGTTCTTTTTGTTCACGCATATATTCACCGACTGACCTCATAGTATAAGTCAAGTCGAACTCTCCAGTTTGCCAACCTTTAAATCTGTCCTTCACTAACTGAGAAGAATTATAGGATATAAGTTGAGGACTAACAAATCTATCACAGTCATTAGCAAATTGATCGTGATCAAATCCTTTATGCATACTACCTCGTTTACCATAAAGATTACTTCCAATCTCATAGGGAGGGTCTAAGTAGATAAAAGTTGATTTATTATCACAAAGCAATTCTTCGTAACTAATATTGGTGATCTTCCAATTCTTAATTATTTTAGTGTATCCTGGGAGTTTTTCAATTCCTCGCATTGAGAAGTTTGAGTCACTTGCTTGTTTGCTGAAGGAGGATGACTCGGTGAGACCAGAAAAAGAACACTTATTGATAATATAAAAACTGACAGCACGCCGTAAAGGGTCATTATTTGATTCATCATTTAAATACTCCTTTGATTTTAAGAATAGTTCCTTTGCAGATTCTGGTTCTGGATGTCTAGATTTTAAATCGCATAATGTTTCATACAAAGCATTACCATCATCTTGAAGAACTCTCCAAAAATTATAAAGAGGTTCATACAAATCATTAACCCAAATATCTAGTTTAGGATATTTCTTAGTGATATGAATTGCCACACTACCACCACCTAGAAATGGTTCTCTATATTCTTTACAATCAGATACCTTCAAGAGGTATTGATCCATCTTAGTGCAAGCACGCGACTTACCACCAGGATAACGAAGACATGTTTTGAGTGATTTTTGACTAAATTTTGCCATCAAGTTTTTCCATGAGGAGTATTTTCATCAGAGATAATTAGGTTGATCACCTTTATGAAGAAGAACACCATCAACTTTTTGCAATAGATCCTGCACATCATTATGCAAAAGACGGTATCCACTTCCGACATACAATTGCCCAAGGACAACTGATACTGTGGCAGTTCCCCAAAAAATGTAGTACCACTTAGATTTTACTTGTGCTCTAGTCTTGGTTTTCATAATGTTTAATTAATCGTTCTGCTTGTTTTTTATCAATACCACAAGGGGCATTTTTGAGGCATCTAATGATAACCTCATTATCGCATATAGAAGGTTTGATTGTAAACCCCCATTTGTCAACTTCACCTTCTGTGGGTGCTTCGCATGGGTCGAATTCATGTGGCATTATTCAATACCTTGAGGGAAACTATCAATCTCAGTCAGTTCATAATCCCAATCTTCCATGACTGTATTGGCAAGAAATCTATCAGAGAGCATTTCAAGTTCCTTCTCGGCATACTCTCTGGTCTCTGCTTCTAACCAAACATCAATCACTTTACCCAATCTAAGTTTTTTAATATCTAACTCAGACAATCGCTTACAGGCATCTCTCACAGCATTACCAGGAGAGTCATCAACCTGTGATCGTAGTCGGACAAATACTAATGCTTTAAATTTCATTTGAATTTACACTCAATACATTATAATTATAGTGAAAATATGCATTGGCAACCATACCAGCCATGGACAACCAATAGACCATGATAAGGGCCATACCAATTTTAGTTGGAATACTTGTCATTTGAAAGTGCATTCCACCATAATTTCAGTTAGACAAGCAAGCATATTTATTTCTTGATCCGCCACAAATGCCATTTGATACTGATACTTAGCAAGAGTAAGCACAGCAGCAGGAATACTATTCGGAACCATGGAATCATAACAAGCATCGTAAATACGACGCAGTAGGACAGAAGTATCATTGTCCAGGTTATTGACAACCCATTTACGTACTTCGGGAAAATCTTTCTCCTTAAGTTTCTTAACCAAGTCATTTACTTTTACATCACTAAAGGTTGCAAGAATACCTGGATCAATAGTACCAGAAGAAGAATATCTTTGACACTCATTAAGAACACGTCTCCAATCTGGAAAGTGTTTGTTAATAAGTTCTACCAGGACCTTGTTATCATATTTAATACTTTCCGTATCCAAGATTTCTCGGAGACGTTTGAAGAACTGGGATGCGATGGCAGGTTTGGTTTTACCTCCGATTCCGAATTCGATAACCGTTGTGCGGGAATGAAGTGGTTCGAGAATTTTGTTTTTGAAGTTGCAGGTAAAGATGAATCTGCAGTTGCCACTAAACTCCTCAATAAACGCCCGTAGGAGGAGTTGTACATCATTGGTTGTGTTATCTGCCTCATCAATGATGATGACTTTGTGTTTTGCAGTTGAAGAAAGCGAGACGGTCGAAGCGAAATTCTTCGCAGTATTTCTGACGGTATCGAGGAATCGTCCTTCATCGGATCCGTTGATGACATAATAGTCTGCTCCTAGTTGGTTGCACAGTGCCTTTGCTACTGTAGTTTTACCGCAACCTGCAGGACCTGCAAGAAGCATGTTAGGTATCTCACCTTTATCTAGGAAGTCTTGAAAAGTCTTCTTAATGTTTGGTGGTAAAATACATTCTTCAATAGTTTTGGGTCTATATTTTTCAACCCAAAGAAATTCATCACGCATAATCAAATCCAGTCAGGTTTGCGGTGGGGCAACCGAAGGTAATTATCGCATACCCATGGTTTAGATGCAATATACATCTTGTATTTGTCGAAGATGGATATTGAAGTATCTAACTTGAACTCGTCAGGTCCAGCAAAGACAAAGGGTGTTGTGTCCTTTCCACTACGTCCTTGAGGATCTGCTGTAGGAAGTATCTCCTTTGCTGCTAGGAGCGTCTTCTGGCAGGTGTGGACCTTACCATAGCGAGCAGTGTACTCATCGCACATAGCAAGTCCATGAGCAAGCAACCACTGCCAATTAGTTACAAACTCATTCGCCCAGATAGTACATGGATGATTACGAAAAGCACCCTTCTCAGTAGCATAGGGAGTACCGTCTGCTTTAGGAAGAGTGCCGAAGTTATGTCCCCATTTCTCAGAGCACACAATAGCAAGCATCTGACAAGTTTCTAAAGGCATCTTGACGATGTGCCTGTCCGGGAGAACCCTAGC